GGAGGTGTAATTTATACAAATACAGACAGCAAAAGCAGCATATGAAAAACTAGCAATAGATAGAGAGCCTTATTTAGATAGAGCTAAAAAATGTGCAGCATTAACTATCCCTTCATTATTTCCAGATGATCTAGAAAATTCAGACACTACAAAATTCAAAACACCTTATAACAGCGTGGGTGCTTTAGGTGTTAAGAACTTGGCTTCTAAGCTAGTGCTAACGCTTTTACCTCCAAATGATCCTTTTGCAAGGCTTTTGGTAAATGATGTTTTAGTAAAAACAGATGAAGATAAGCTTTTAAAATCTGAAATAGAAAAAGATTTAGCTACTATTGAAAGAGCACTTCAGACTTCTGTAGATGGATCAGGAGATAGGCCAACCTTAAATGAAGCATTTAGATACTTAGTAATAGGTGGTAACTATCTTTTATATGATACAAGTACAGAAAAAAGCAATAGTACTAGTGATGAAGATTCTTCTTTATCTGGATATCCTTTGTGGAAATATGTTGTAAAAAGAAATACAAATGGTGAACCTATAGATATTATTATTAAAGAAAGATTTTATCCAGAAGAGCTTCCTGAAGATTTTATAAAACTTTTAATAGCACAAGGAAAGCTAAAAGACGAAGAAAAAGAATCTCATTTAAAGTCATTATTTGTGTATACATGGGTATCAAAGAAAAGAGATAATTGGACTGTTTATCAGGAATGTGAAGATATTACTATCCCTGGTTCTGAAGGCACTTATCCTTTAGATGCTTGCCCTTGGCTGCCTTTATGTTTTTCTAGAGCACAAGGAGAGGATTATGGGAGAAGTTATATTGAAAATTTATATGGTGATTTAGCTACTTTGAATAGTCTTTCTCAAGCATTGACGGAGGGTTCTGTAGGGTCAGCTAAATTAATATTTTTAGTAAAGCCTGGTTCTCTTACAGCGGGTAATTTGAATCATCTAACTAAAGCTAGGAATGGCGAATTTGTACTTGGTAATAAAGATGATGTCAGTGCTCTTCAAACTGATAAGTTTTATGATTTTAGGATTGTTCAAGCAAGGATAGAACAACTAGAACGTTCTTTATCAAGAGCATTTTTACTTGGTAATGCTGTACAACGTGATGCTGAAAGAGTTACAGCAGAAGAAATTAGGTTCATGATTACTGAACTAGAAAGTGTTCTTGGTGGAGATTATGCTTTATTTGCTAAAGAGTTTCAATTGCCTTTTGCAAGGCTGAAACTAAATCAATTAAAAAAGAAAGGGTTAATTCCTGAACTACCTAAAGATGTAATAAAAATATCAATAGTTACTGGGCTAGAGGCCTTAAAAAGAAATACAGATTTTAATAAACTACTTATGCTTCTAACAACTTTAAGAGATACCATAGGCCCTGAACTAACTGCTAATTACATTCATATAGATGAGGCTATTCAACGATTTGCTATAGCTGCTGGAATTGATCCAGATAACCTTCTTAAATCAAAAGAAGAGATAGAGCAAGAAATGCAACAAGCTCAAGCTCAGGAGGCAATTTCTCAGTTTGGGCCTCAGGTTTTAGATATGGTGGGTAAGCAAATGGAGGCCACAACAGGGGGTGATATAGCAAATGGCTAAAAAGAAGGATAAAATTAAAGAGAAAGCTATTAAAGATAAAGTTATTAAAGATAAAGTCTCTTTAGAAGAAAAAGTAGCTATAAAAGAAAAACCAAAGACTATTAGAATAGATAATTAGAATTTATGGGGGGAAGTATAGTGCCGGATGAGATAAAAGCTAGTGAGCATGAAGTAACAATCATTCAGAATGAGACTGGATCTGAAGCTCCTAAAGAGGCAGAAAATGAAAAACTATATGCAGGTAAGTATAAATCTGCAGAAGAACTTGAGCGAGCTTACACTGAGCTTCAGAAAAAGCTTGGTGAAAAACAGACACAATCTTCAGATTCTAATGAAGAAGATAAACAAGAGAAGGCTGAAGATGAAATAGAGAAAAATGAAAAGGAAGCTACTGAAGTTCTAAAAGTAGCCGGCCTTGATATGTCTAATTTCACTAAAGAGTATGAAGAAAAAGGAGAGCTGTCTGAAGAGTCTTTTAAAGAACTTGAAGAGAAAGGCTTTCCACGTTCTTTAGTTGAAGCTTATATAGAGGGTCAAAAAGCACTTTCACAAAATCAGCAATATTTAGCTGAAAAAGATGCTCAAGAGCTAAAAAAAGTTGTAGAAGATTTTGATGGCATGGTTCAATGGGCTTCTAAAAATGCAACTAAAGAACAAATAGATGCTTACAATAAAGCAGTTGATACAGGAAATAAAGAATTAATAAAGATGGCTATCTCTAGCCTTAATGATGTTTATTTAATGTCTACAGGAAAAGCCCCTTCTCTTGTACGTCGTGGTGCGTCCTCTCAAACAGGAATAGCACCTTTTAAGTCTGCTAATGAAATTGTAGCAGCTATGAAAGATGAACGGTACAAAAAAGGGGATGAAGCATATATTAATGAGGTACAGCAAAGAATAAGAATGTCTAATTTTTAAAAGATAAGTACCTTCCTTTATGAAAGCAGTGGTTAGTCTCCCTCCCGCTAATCACTGCTTAACTATCTCTCTCTATATAAATTGTTTAAGGATTTAGCGAATTATGCCTTGTGGAGGCAGATTGTCTAAACTATTTTTCTACACTTATTAAGTATTCATGGCCTCATGCGTGAGATACCCATGAAAGAAAGGTAAGAGAAGTAGAAAAGAGTAAAGACAAAATCTAAAACAAAAATATATAGAGGTGATAATTTGGCTAGTTATGCCGATGCTGTCCTTAGTAGATTAGGACAGGTAAATGCAACAAGTGATGGTAGTTTTGCACAAGATAATGCACTGTTTTTAAAAGTATTTGCAGGAGAAGTTTTGACAGCTTTTGAAGAAACAAATATTTTTAAGGATTTACATTTAATTAGAACAATTAAGCATGGTAAGAGTGCTTCTTTCCCTGCTACATGGAAAGCTACAGCACGTTACCATACCCCTGGAACACCTGTTCTAGGTAGTAATACGATTCTACATAATGAGCGAGTAATTGCTATTGATGACCTTCTTCTCTCTGATGTAGTTATTGCAGATATTGATGATGCTAAGAATCATTATGATGTAAGGCAGATTTATTCTAGAGAGCTTGGTGCTGCACTTGCAAGGGAATTTGATAAGCGAATTGCTAGAATTATTGTAAACGCTGCTAGAGCCTCTGCTACTGTAACAGGCGGTAATGGTGGTACGGTATTGAAGAATACAGATGCTGCAACAGATAGTGATACACTAGCTAGCATGATGTTTGATGCTGCTCAGGCCCTTGATGAGAAAGATGTTCCTTCTGAAGATCGCTATATAACATTAAGCCCTGCTCAGTATTATCTTTTGGTACAGAATACTAAAGTCTTGAATAAAGACTGGAACGGTGCTGGAAGCTATGCTGATGCTTATTTGCCTAAGATTGCTGGTTTTACAATCAAGATGAGCAATAATATTCCTCATGATAATTATGAAGGTGTGTCTGGAGAAAATAATGATTATACGGGAGATTTTAGAGATACTGTAGGTATGGCCTTTCATAGGACAGCAGCAGGTACGGTTAAACTTATGGATTTGTCTGTACAGAAAACAGGTAATGATTTCCATACAATGTATCAGGGAACATTAATGGTTGCTAGATATGCAATGGGACACGGTATCCTGCGTCCTGAATGTGCTGTAGAAATTAGTAAAGCAGCAGCAGCAGGCGGAGACAACGGCGGAGGAGAAAATGGCGGAGGAGAAAACGGCGGAGGAACCGGAGGAGAAGGCGGAACCGGCGGAGAAGACGGAGGAGGAACAGGAGGAGAATAATAAGATTATGGGGGGTATCTCTTTACAATAAAAGGGGTACTCCCTTTTTTGCTTTTTTATTAAATTTATTAATAGAAAGGAAGGTAAGATGTGAATGACAACAAGCATTTTAAGTACAAGTTTAACCTCAGAATTGGACGCTATAAACGTCATGCTTGCAACATTAGGGGAAGCCCCTATTAATACTCTAGAGTCTGAAGAGGGGATTTCTCCTGATGTAGCTATTGCAAAGAATACTCTAGAAGAAATAAATAGGGAGGTTCAGGCAAGAGGATGGAGTTTCAATACAGAAGAAAAGATTAAACTTATACCTTCTGAAGAAGGAGAAGTAACATTACCTGCTAATTGCCTTGGCTTTTTTCCTAGCCTTTTTGATAATGCTTTAATTCAAAGAGGGAATAGAGTTTATGATAAGTTTAAGCATACTTATAATATAGGAAGAGCTATAGAAGCAGATATAATATTGCTATTAAATTTTGAAGAGTTACCAGAAGTAGCTAAACGTTTTATTACAATTAAGGCTGCACGAATATTTCAAGATAGGGCATTAAGTAGTGAAGTGCTATATAAAATAACCTCAAGAGATGAGCAAATAGCTGAAGTTGCTTTAATCAGCTTTAATGCGGAATTAGAGAGAAATAATATTAATCAAGACCCTTATAGTGGTACAATTTTCTCTTCATGGACACCTGCTGAAGGACTGCTTAGATAATGCCGTTAATATCAAAAACAATTCCCAACCTTATTAATGGTGTGTCTCAACAGCCGGCTGCTATACGAATGGATTCTCAAGCAGAAGAGCAAGTGAACGCTCTATCCTCTGTAGTAGAAGGATTGAGGAGAAGGCCAGCTACCCAACATCTTTGTAAAGTTTTTGATACACCAATAGGTGATGCTTATGTTCATGCAATTAATAGAGATATAAATGAAAGATATATTATCTTAATTACTAATGGTGATTTACAGGTTTTTGATCTAGAGGGTAATCAAAAAAATATTACATTTCCAGATGGGAAAGAATATTTAGAGATTGAAGGAAAGCCTCAAAAAGTTTTTAAAGCTTTAACTATTGCTGATTACACTTTTATTGTTAATACAAATAAAGTGGTTTCTATGGCTGATGAAACTTCACCTTCTAGAGAGCATGAAGGTATTATTTTCATAAAGCAAGCTAGCTATAAAACAACGTATAAGGTTTTTGTAGATGGCGTTGAAAAAGCTGCTCATACAACAGGTGATGGGTTTGATACTGAGGATACGAAAGATAGAACAGCAGATACAATAAAAATAGCTACTGCATTAAAAAATCAATTAGTTGGAAATTTAGGTACAGGATGGAATATTAGTCTTTCCCAATCAACTATCTATATTAAAAAGTCAGATAGTTCTTCTTTTAAACTACAAGCTGAAGATTCTCAAGGAAATACTCATATAAAAGCAATAAAAGATAAAGTACAAAGATTCTCAGATTTACCATCAGTAGCTGTTAAAGATTTTACTGTAGAAGTAGTTGGAGATCAGTCAAGTAATTTTGATAATTATTATGTAAAATTTATTCCAAATAATACAGCTACGACATTTGATAGTGGTGTTTGGAATGAAACTGTTAAACCTGGTATACCTTGGGAATTTGATGCTGCAACTATGCCTCACGTTTTAATAAGAAATGCTGATGGTACATTTACTTTTAAAGAAGCGGATTGGGGTAAAAGAAATTTTGGTGATGAAGAGAGTGCTCCTGAACCTACTTTCACAAATAAAAAAATACAGGGGTTATTGTTTTTTAAAAATCGTTTAGGTTTTTTAGCAGATACCAATTGTATTTTCTCTCAAACATCTAAATTCTTTGATTTCTTTCCTTCAACTGTTATGACATTAGTAGATAGTGATCCTATAGATGTTTCAGCAAGCAGCACTAAAGTCTCGTTGTTAAAGGCTGCTTTAGCTTTTCAAGAAGATCTCATTCTATTTAGTGATCAAGAACAGTTTATTTTAGATTATGGAGACATCTTATCTCCTAAGACTGCTTCTATTACTACGTTGACAGGTTTTGAATGTGACCCTTCAGTACAACCTGTAAATGCTGGTAAAACAATGTTTTTTACAATTAATAAAGGGGCATATGCAAGTATAAAAGAATACCTTGTTGATAGTGAAAGTGATACTAAAGATGCCGCTGATATAACAGCACACGTTCCTAAATATATTACTGGTGGTGTAGAGCGGCTTGTTGTAAGTACCAATGAGGATACTTTATTATGCTATAGTGAGCAGTCTCCTAATACATTATTTATCTATAGGTATTTTTGGAATGGGAATGAAAAAGTACAATCATCATGGAGCAAATTAATTTTCCCTTCAGCACTAAAAATATTTCCAATTTATTTTATAGGTTCAGAAGTTATCTTATTAACTGAATATGCTCAAGATGGAACTTACTTAGAAAAAATGAACTTCACGCCAAATTATACAGATGAAGGGATGCCTTTTGAGTATCTTTTAGACAGGAAGATAGATACTAATGCACTTATAAATTGTAGTTATAGTAGTGAAACAAAGAAAACAACGTTAGTTCTTCCTTATAATATTGCAGAAGAATTTCAGCCTACTTTTAAGCTTGTTGTTAAAGAAGTAACTGAGATATTTCCTAAAGGTTTTGAGTTGGTTGGTACATTCATTTCTCCAAATACTATAGAAATATCAGGAGATATAACTACTGTTCCTATAATTATGGGGTTAACTTTTTTAAGCTCCTATGAATTTAGCCCTTTTATTATAAAAACAGCAACTGAAGGCGGGGGACTTGTACCTGTTGACCTAGGGCGACTACAATTAAGAAATTTATTTCTCAATTATAATAAAACAGGATATTTTGAAGTAAAAAAGAAAATTAAATATAGGCAAGAATACCTAGCTAAATTTACAGGGAAGTTAATTGGAAGTGGTAGTAATGTCTTAGGTGAAATTGTCTTAGAAACTGGTGTGTTTTCTACTCCTTTACTTTCAAAAAACAGTACAATAACAGTAACTATTCAATCAGCTTCGTACCTTCCTTTTTATTTTACATCTGCAAGTTGGGAGGCTTATTATAATTCCTTATCACAAAGACTCAATTAATAGCTATATAAGGATACCTGTTTTTTCGGATCTCATATATATAGCTAAATTTATGAGAGAAGAAGATATAGAAGAGGTTAGAGCAGCAGGGGAGCATACTCCTTTAGCTGCTCTTTTTTATGGGTTTATGGTTGGTGATCCTGTTTTTACTATTGTTACTCCTAATGAAAGCCGGCCGGCAGCTTTAGTTGGTGTCACCCCAACTAAAATTAATGGAGCAGGTTTAGTTTGGCTATTAGGAACAAGAGACATAGAAAAATACCCTATAACGTTTTTAAGACACAGTAAAGAAGTATTAAAGTATTTTTTTACAAAATATGAGGTTCTTTATAATTCTGTCTATAAGCACAATTATCTACATATAAAGTGGTTAGAATGGCTTGGCTTTAGTTTTTTTAATACTACTAAAGAAGAAATGTTTCATATGTTTATAAAAGCAAAAGAGGAGGTGAGAGAGAATGTGTGATCCGATAAGTGGAGGATTAACGGCTGGTCAAATAATGGCTGCTAACATAGGCTTAAGTATGATGTCAACAATGATGAATTATGCAGCACAACAGCAAGCAGCGTCTGCTCAAGCAGCTTATATTAATCAAGCTAATAATGCAGCTATAGATTCTTATTATAGAGAATCTATGGCGCAAAATCTTAGAATTCAAGAAGAACAAGAGGCTACTTCTGAAGACTTACAGCAATTGATAATAGAGAGAAAACAAAAAATGGGAGAATACATAGCAAGTAGTCAAAGTGCTGGGTTATCTTTCTCTAATGTGCTTGCAGATTACATGAGGCAAGAGGCTCGATATAGAGATTCTGCTTATAGAAACCTTGAATTAAAAGAAAGACAATCTCAATTAAATATAGAGGGAATGAGAGCTAAAACTAATAGCCGAATCAATAGCAATATGAGCACTGCTTTACCACAACCATCTTTATTTGCTGCTGGATTAGATATTGCTGGAAGCGCTCTATCTGCTTACACGGCATTCTCTACTCCTAAATATAATGATAAAAACAAAAAAGTTTATAGAATTATCTAAAGTGAAAGAAGGTGAATTAGATAGGTAAACACACAGCATATCCTAAGCCCTTATCCAGCGCTCCTAAAATACAACCTACAGCTACTCCTGTTGATACTTACACGAAGCCTGTACAAGACACTACAGCAGGTTCTAAGTTAGCACAAATAGCAATAGCTTTAAAAGGTTTTAATAAGTCTTTATCTAATTATTTTCAAGATAATTATAAAACATATAAAGAAGGAGAAACAAACAGAGGGGTTCAAGAAGCTCTTAGTAATCCTGATAAAACTTTTCAAGATTATTCTAAAGTTTTAGGTATGGATGGTAAAGAGTTTTCCCCCTTTTTTATATCTGGTTATAAAAGTTTAAGAGGGATGAATATAGGTTTTGATTTATCTACTCAGATTATGCAGGCATATGAAGAAAATAAACAGCTATTGTTTGACTCTCCCAATCCTGCTCAAGATTTACAGGTTTTAATAGGAGAGAAGATAAAAGAATTAGATGATGTTTTAGTAAAAGAGGGCATTGATCCTACTCAATTTGCTACTGACATTTATCCAACAATAAAGCAAATACAACAGAATACTATGTCAAAGCTTACAGCAGATTTAGCTAAGCATAGAAAAACGCAAATGGAAGCTGAGTTTAATACGGTGGTATCAAATATACTAGCTTCAACAAGCAATGCTACATGGTGGGATAATAAAGAAATAATAAAAACAAATCTCATGTATGCTCAAAAAGCAGCTAAAGAAGCAGGTCTTTTAAGTAATAAAGAGATTAACGAAGCACTTAGAGATCAATTTATAGCTGCTGCTGTATCTACTGGGGATACTTCTATTCTTGATTTAGCAGATGAGATAGGAGAAGGAGCTTGGAATTTAGGGGGCCAGTATGCTAAGACATTTGAAGAAGCTAAGATTAAAATAGATAATAATAGTTATATTCAAGAAGCCCATGAAAGGCAGAGAAGAGAATGGGAAAAAGAGGATTTAGAAGATAGCCTCATTAATGCACTTTTCTCTATTTTTGCTGATGATCCTAGAAATGACTTCACCGATCTAGAAAAGCAAGCTCTAAAGATAGGTGGGGAAAGAGCTTTATCTGTAATTAATTCTTTTAGAAAAGCCCAGGCAGAGGGCCTTAAATGGACTACTAATTCTGATTGGTTTGGGGATTATATGCAAGTAATTCTACAAGGTAGAGGAAAACCAGAAGATTTAGTTAATGCTATTGAGAATCATCTTTTGACACCTCAAGACGCAATAGGTTTATTTAGAAACATAGAATCAGTAAATAACAGTGGTACATTAGGGCGTATTAAATCTGAATTTGGTAGTGAAATTGATATGACCTTAAAAACCTTTATCTTAAATAGAGACGGTATAGAAATAATAAATTTAGCTGAAACTCCTTTAACAAATTCACAATTAATTGAGATGAATCAAAAAAAGGTGAACTTATTTAGATTAATTAGTCTTTATGAAGAAAAAATGAAGAATGAAAACAAACCTGTAAATCTTTTTGATATTTATGAAAATGTTATTTCTAAATTTTATAAGGATGTTTCTATGTCATTTACTCAGAACACCCCAAGTAAACTAGAGGAATTAACTAAAGAAGAGCTAAATAAGCAGAAAGAGGAAGCTGAAAGAAGGAGGTAGAGGAGAATAAAAGAAGAAATTGAAAAGACAGTATTATCTGATGAGGAACAAGAGAAAGCTCAAGCAGTTGTAAATGATCAG